GCGATGGTATTGTAACCGGTGGTGCATCTGCCCTATTTCGTGCAGTAGCCTCTACAAAACACGTTGTGCTAGATCAAGACGAATCTACAGGTGACAAAGCTGTTCGCGTGGCTTGTACGGCCTTATTTGAACAATTAGCTAGTAACTCATCAATCAAAGTAGATAACCAGAAGCTCAGAGATATGCTCGATGATGGTAAAGCTATAGACTTCACTACTGGCAAGGTAGTAGATGCCTACACTGTTGGCATTATTGACCCAGCAAAGGTAGTCATATCAGCACTAAAGAATGCAGCAGCACAAGCTGGTTCGTTTGCAACCACCGAGGGCGGTCTTATATTGCTTGATGATCCAAAGGTAGAACAGGTGTAGCGATGAAGATTACGGTTGCTATACCATTCATCAATCAAAAAGATATTACTGTTCAATGTATTGAAAGTTTAGTCAAGAATAGTACTACAAATCCTCACTACTTACTCATAGACAACGGCTCACATACATTCAACGAGCATGATCTTGAAGCTTTGGGTATAGATAACTACACACTGGTACAGAATGATAATAATACTGGTGTACTACCTACGTTCAAGCAAGCCCTCTCACACGTTACTGAGGGGGTTATTTGTTTTATGCACAATGATGTACTCATCCACGAAAAGGGATGGGATAAACGAGTATCCGATGCTTTTGATGCTGATCCACAGCTTGGACTAGCAGGGTTACTAGGCGCACGAGGTGTGATGCCTGACGGTGGCAGAGCCGGCGTAATGTCTCACATGCTCGGTGCTGTATGGGGCAAGACAGAGGTACAGCCAGCAGCTATACACCATGGCGAGCTGATGATGGGTATTGCGCCGGCTAGTGTACTTGATGGGGTTGGTATGTTCTTTAGATACGAGACACTTAAGAAGCTTAATGAAGAGACTGATGCTTTCGATGAGAATCGTGCGCCACATCACTTCTATGACCGTACTCTCACCCTTAAGACGGTTGCTCTCGGCCAGCGTGTAGCTGTCATTGGTATACAGTTTGATCACTGGAGCGGGGCAACAGCCAATCAAAGTGCTGCGTATCACGAGTTTGGCGCTCAGTGGTGCAAGGATCATGGCATTGATATTATTGACGGCAATGCAGACCTCACTATCTACAAGCACGCAGAGCAGCAGTTCTTTGAAGAATGGCAGCAGAAACTACCATTATTTGTTGAGTCTAACTACGACTATAGATGGGGGCGGTCATGAAATGTAGAGTATGCAATGGTGGGATATTCAAGGTTGCTGACCTTGGCTCTACCCCGCTAGCTGATAAGTTCCCTCTTACTGCAGATCAAGAAGAGACTGAATACCCTCTCGGCGTATCATACTGTGAGGACTGTAATAGCCTACAGGCAAGCGATAAACTTGATATGTATGATGTATTTGATGATGACTATGGCTTCTTTACTGGTGCAAGCCCATCGGGCGTAAAGTACTTTGAAGAGTACGCTGAAGAACTAAAAGAGCTATTCCCTGAGCAGTCTAAAGGCTTTGTTCTAGAGATAGCCAGCAATGACGGCACTATGCTTCAGTCATTCAAAGACTCAAAGAATGTGATGGGTGTGGATGCCTGTAAGAATGTTTGTATATACGCAAGCGAGCAGGGTATTAATACGGTCTGTGGCTTCTGGGGTGATCCACTAGCCAGCGTTATTGAACGAGGTCATGGCAAGGCTGATCTAATCATCGCAAACAATGTACTTGCTCATGTGGAAGACCCTAATGATTTTATATCTGGAGTCTACCGTCAGCTATCAGACAATGGTGTATTCGTATTTGAATTCCAATACGCCATTGATCTAGCCGGTCAAATGGTGGGGGATAATATATACCACGAACACCGCAGCTTGTTCTCGAAGAGAGCTATTGATAAACTACTTGAAAACCACATGCTACAAGCAGTCATGTACAAGCATACCAGCCCACACGGCGGGAGTCTGCGGGTAGTAGCTACCAAGAATCTCAAGCAAGTGACTATTCCTAACGGTTATGAAAAATGGGATATTTTAGAGTTTGCTATACCAGCACTCATTGGCAACATGCAATCTCGCATAATGTACAACTCAGATGCGCTTATCGATATGGTTGACCGACTCAAAGCCGAGGGTAAGACAATTGCTGGCTATGGTGCGAGTGCTAAGTCATGCACTTTGCTTAATGTAACAGGCATTGAACTAGACTATATTGTAGACCTTACACCACACAAAGTAGGTCGTTTTGCGCCCGGTACTAAGATACCAATCATTTCACCAGAGTATGAGCTTGCTCATCATGGTAGAGCTGATGTCTACTTGCTCACAGTCTGGAACTACGCAGAAGCTATTTTAAAGCGTGAACGTGAGTATATGGCTAAGGGCGGCCGATTCATACTACCAATACCCTATCCGGTGCTGATATGAAGACGTGTGAAGACTGTGGAAAAGTAATAGTTAAGAGTACCGCTCGTTGGTGCAAAAAACATGGGTATCAACACCGTGTTAGGCCAAGAGGGCTAAAGTACAATATTACTAAAGATAATCCTACGTCATTTAAGAAGGGATCAGTTCCATGGAACGCAGGATTAATGATGAAAGAAAAAATTACTTATAAAGAGCTGCACAAATGGGTTCGTAGAGTCAAGGGCAATCCAGGAGAATGTATTACTTGCGGCGCAACACCTACTCAGTGGGCAAATAAGAGCCATGAATATATGCGCACTATAGATGACTGGATAGCGCTCTGTAAGAAATGCCACGGTGCATACGACAGTGGGGATAATCGTGGTGCTGCAGTTGCTATATTTGGTAGAAAGGGTGTTGCATGTCGGTAGGTAAGACTCTGATTAGCGGTGGAGCTGGATTCATAGGACTTGTGTTAGCACGTAAGCTATTAGAAGCCGGTCGCTATGTTGTTATATTTGATATTCAAGAAACCAGAAAAGAAATAATTGAGCTTGCCAATGAGTTTGACGGTAGATTTGAATACTACCAGTGCGACCTAGTCTACACCGTACCAGAAGTCAGAGGCATATCTGAGGTCTATCACGTTGCTGGAGCGATTGGCACTAAGCAATTAGTTAATCCTGCATTTGATGTGCTGTTTGTGAACATCGCTATGATGCGCAACCTGCTCAATGTCTATGGCAATACTATACGAAAGATTGTATTTACTTCTACAGCTGAAGTTTACACTGGCCAGACTGTACCGATGCCAACAGATGAAAAAGTTACCATTGGTTGGAACGATCCATACGAGCCTAGGTGGGCGTATGCACAAGCTAAGTTTATCTGCGAGTTATTACTACGTAACTTTGTTGGAAAAAAGCATACACCTCAGTGGTCTATTGCTCGCTTATCTAATGTTTACGGTGGTGGCATGCAACAAGACTATGTTTGCAAGGCATTCATTAGGCGAATACAAGGAGGTGAGAAACCACTAAAAGTTGGCAGCGCTCTCGATACAAGACCATTCACCTACGTTGATGATACGGTTGAGTGCTTGACTCGCATGATGAATAACGACAAAGCCAATAATAATATTATAAATGTTGCCAATCCTAACGAGATCACTATCGCTGAGTTAGCAGGTGAGATACTCGAAGCAATGGGCAAAAATAGATATGATGTGCTATACGATCACGTTGGTAAGGTCGAGAGACGTATGCCAGACACAAATAAAGCATGGGTTCTACTCGATTGGAAGGCACAGATGCCATTCAAAAAAGGTATCAAAAAGACTGTGGAGTACTACTCATGAAAGTATTAAAACCAGCTGTTACTATTTTGCAGACTATACATAACAAACCATATGTATCAAAAGCAATTGAATCTGTTATTGCTCAGACGCGCAACGATTGGGAGCTTATTGTACTCGATTCTGGTATGTGGCAAGGCAAAGAAGACGAGATCTCTTTCACGATGTCAGATGACTACGACAATTATAACCACCATCCACAGATACAGTGGATCATAACTGGTGAGCGACCAAAGCTTCACGAGCGTAAATGCCCTATTTCTTGGGTTACTAACGAGGCTATTCGTGCCGGGCTTGTACGTGGTGATTACTTCTGCACATTCTACGATGACGATCACTACGAGCCAGAGTTCATTGAAAAGATGGCCGGCTATCTTGATGCACATCCTGAATGCGATGCAGTGCGCTGTTCCCAGAAACGTACATTTATAAAGAATGGGGTATTGGGTGAGACACCACCGCTGATGGCTACTGACTTCATATCTGGCGAGAACTTTGATTGTGTTGTTGACGGCGGTCAAGTGATGATGCGATCCACCGTACTCGAAAAGATCGGCGACCCTTGGCTACCCGAAGACAAAGACTGGAATGTGTGCAGTCACTCTGATGGTATATTTTTCAATAAGCTTGGTAAGGTAATAGATAAGATGCACTTTATCGAGGACATCTTAATGACAAACCATAAAACACCTGAGAGCACTTACTCACCTACGGAGGCCAAATGAGAAACGAAAAAGGACAATTTGCAAAAGGTAACAAGGGGAGACTACATCCCCAATGGTTAGGCGACAATGTTGGATATATGTCATTACATAAGTGGATCGCCAACAATTTTAAGAAGCCTAAGCAGTGCCAAAAATGCGGTACGTCTGTTGCAAAAAGATTTGAGTGGGCGAACCTAGGTACGTATAACCGAGATAGAAAAAACTGGCTATATTTATGCGTTACATGTCACCATCACTTAGACAGGTTAAGCGTCAAACTTACCGAGAGCAAAGTAAAGCGGATCAGAGAGCTCTATAGTTCAGGGGTAAGCCAATACAAGATTGCGAGTCTATATAAAATAAACCAATCAAATGTTTCTTACATAATTAGGAGGAAAACATGGCAGCACGTCAACTAGACCTCGGATCGGCTAATGCATTACGCGGTTGGGATAATTACGAGGTGTACGGTACTGATATTGTTAAGTCACCAGACCCACGTATCAAAGTATGTGATCTTAATATTGACAAGCTACCATTTGAAGATGACATGTTTGATCTGGTAACTGCCTATGACATACTCGAGCATATTGTACCTATTCTCTATATAAATGATGGTAAAAAAATTGTGCGACGTAGCGCCATGATTGAGTTATTCAATGAAATATACCGAGTGCTTAAACACAACGGCACGTTCTACACACAAACGCCTATTAATGACTTCTCTGATCCTACTCACGTAGCGCACTGGACATCTGAGACATTCAACCATTTCAGTGGTGACTACTATGGATTCCATAATCACTATAACCACACCAGCCGATTCGAGAAGCAAGAAATACACGAAGAAAACAACCACGTCTATTGCACAATGCGCGCGATCAAGACTTTACCAGATGATTACGAATTTAAAATAACGTATCCGGAGGTTACACAATGATAAAAATAGGTATAGTATTCCCTGTTCTAAATAACTTTAAAGGATTGGCTGAAGCAATTGCTTCAGTACAAACTGCATACGACTGGACACCATATGTATATCCTAACTGGCGACTCAACGATCCACTGGCAAAGGCATGGAACGATGCTAGTCAATGGGCTATTGATGAGGACTGCACACATATATTGATATGTAATGATGACATTCTATTTAGTCCTTGGACAATTGATGCTCTTGTTGACCACCTAGACAATAACCCGGATTGCGTTCTCGTATCTGGTGCAGATCAACGCGCTGCTTATCCAGATCCATATCAAATACTAACAGCCGAGAAGCCCGAGGGAGCTGGCATTTCTGACCATCCCGATTTTGCATGTTTTATGGTTAGACCTGATACGTTCAAAAAAATTGGTTTGTTTGACGAGAACTTTGTACCAGCTTACTTTGAAGACAACGACTACCACTATCGTATCGATTTACTGGGCTATAAAGCTCATGCTACATCTGCAGCACCGTACTACCACTTTGGCTCACAAACTCAAAATAGTTCCGAAGGTGTTGTCGTACCAAGTTATATATTTGAAAAGAACCGAGACTATTTCAAAGACAAATGGGGCGGTTTACCCGGCGGTGAGACATATACTAAGCCATTTGATGATCAAAATCTAACACCTAAAGAATGGAGACGCGGCAATGAATGAAAAAATTAGAATATTAGCCCTTGGCGATTACGCCTGTAGTACCGGCTTCGCTACGGTAATGAGTAATATTATGATGAATCTTGAAGCCACTGGTCGATACGACATCAGTGTAGTTGGTATTAACTACGATGGTAATCCTGATTATAACCACGAGCGATTCCCGGGCAAGGTCTACCCTGCCGTATCTGCTCTCAAGATGGGCGGTGCATACGGTGACCCATATGGCAGACAGCAGTTTCTTGATCTACTCGGCACTGGTAGCTATGACGTAGTGTTCATTCTGCAGGATACATTCATTGTACAAGAGATGATTGAGCCTATGATTGAGACCTATAATGCAGTACCGCGCAAGTTCAAGGTGGTATATTACTTCCCATTTGATGCTACACCAAAGAAGGAATGGGTTGAGAAGGTAGTTGCACAGGTTGACTACCCTGTAACTTACACAGAGTATGCTAAGAACGAGGCATTGAAATTTATGCCAGAGCTATCTGAAAAGCTGGATATTATCTATCATGGCACAAATCTTACGGACTTCTACCCTATTGAGAAGCAAGAAGAGATCGATCACTTTAGAGATACCTACTTCAATGGCAAAGCAAAAGACCGATTCTTGATCACGAATGTGAACCGCAACCAGTCGCGCAAGGATATTGTACGCAACTTCATGGTGCTTAACGAGCTACGCAAACGTGGCTACGATACTCCTATGCTTTATCTGCACATGCAACACAGTGACCAGGGTGGAAACATTTTAGTAATGGCTGATCACTTTGGCTTTGAGCTTGGCAAAGACTACATACTACCTAATCAGCAAGGCTTTACAGCTCAGTGGGGATTCCCGGTTGAAGTGCTGAACTTCATATATAACAGCTCTGACATCATACTATCCACCACTCTAGGCGAGGGATGGGGGCTATCTATCACCGAAGCTATGGCTACCAAGACTCCAATTGTAGCGCCAGATCACACAAGTCTTACTGAAATGATGGCAGACGGCAGAGGCCATTTGGTTAAGGCCGGCAACACTCCGAGCCTATGGATCGAAAAGGAACTAGACAACGAGCGACTAAGACCGCTCATGGATGTAGAAGATGCAGCCGATAAGATCGGAGCTATCATAGACGGCAAAGCAGCAGATACTGTACAAAAAGGTTTTGATTGGGCTACTAGCTTAGGCTGGGATAAAATCTGCGAGTGCTGGATTAGTAAGATTGATGCAGCTGCACAAGAAGCCCGAGCTGCCACAGCAACCGGCCAAATGGCTGGCAATCGTGCATCCCGACGCAAACAAGCAAGAGGTAACAAGTAATGCCAATATACAAATACAAACATGACTGTGACTATGTTGGTGAGATATTCTTAAACATCGATAAAGACACAACTATTGTTAAGTGCCTACGTTGTGGTCGGCGCACAGTAGCTAAACAAGTACGCGACAATAGTATTAAAATAGCTGAGAACGATGGCGTGACTGGCGTACTAAAACGGACTAGTGGAGGTGCGTGATGCCACGAATATCTGCCGCAGCAAATTTACCACTTGGACACGAAGCGCCTACTCCGCTCGCATCAATTGTTGGGTTTAATGTTGCCGAGGCTACATACGATCAACTGACTCTACGTGAGCAATTAATAGTCGATTTATTAATACTAGAGTGGTTTCAAACTGACATAGCTGAGGTGCTTGAGATAAGCCCTAAAGAGGTGTCTCTCATTGTGCATTCAATACGTGTCAAACTAGCCAACTCAAAGCTCCGGGATATACTTGAAACTCGCAAAGAATACCGCGATAAGGGTAGAGTATGATGACAAAAAATGTGTTCAAATGTTCGGTTTTTAACCTGTCCCCCACTCACTCGATGGGTAATATTTCACGTTATCTCTCGGTTAGAGTAGTGGTACATGGCGGAGTAGGGGAGAGGGGTGCTTATGAAAGCTAACATAGTACAAAAAAAGTGTTCAGAGTTAGAGTTATGGGATGATAATCCTCGCGCGATTGATGCAAAAAGATTTGAAGAATTGAAGAAATCAATCAAAGAACTAGGCTTTAACGATGTATTAAAAGTGGCTGCCGACGGTAAAACAGTCATCGGTGGCAATATGCGCTTGCGTGCATTGCTCGAACTTGGTATCGAAGATGTGAATGTAATACTCACAAATGCTGAAACACCGCAGGATATGTTTAGAATAGCACTGAGAGATAACGAGGAATTTGGTTACTATGAACAAGAAGCGGTAGCCGAGTTAGCTTTGAATCTAGGATTTGAGCAGACTGAGCTTGAACGTTATCAGCTCCACCTCGGCAAACCATCACTACTTAGCGAGCTGGTCAATCAATATCAGCCTGAGCCTGAAGATGATGAAGACGAGGGGGGGGGCGTAACAGACGATCCAATCAGCAAAAAAGGCGAAGTGTACGAGCTTGGCCGTCACCGACTTATGTGTGGCGACTCCACCAGCCTAGACGATGTGGGGTTACTCATGGGTGAAGACCGCGCAGACTTGGTATTCACTGATCCACCGTACATGGTTGACTATCATTCTGATGATACTGGAAGCATCAAGAACGATAACCTCGACGATGAAGATGCCGGGCAATTCTATGTAGATGTATTAAAGTGTTTGTATACTTACTCCAAGGATAGTGCAGCGCTCTATTGGTGGTTAGCTATGAAAAACTGGCACATCAATCAAAAGGCTATGGTTGATACTGGCTGGTATCCATCTCAAACTATCATCTGGGTTAAAGAATCCATGGTGTTTGCACAAGGTCAGGACTTCCACCGTATGTACGAGCCATGCATATTCGGTTGGAAAAAGGGCAAAGTACACTATAAAAACAAACGAGTCTGTAATTACAAGGATGCATTCACGCTAGACAAGGCAGGTTTGCAGGACATTCTTGACGTTTGGTTTGAAAGTAGAGACAAGACAACGGAGTATGTACATCCAACGCAAAAGCCCATTGGCTTGTGTTTGAGGGCATTACGCAAGCATACGGCGCAACACGCGGTCGTTTTAGATCTATTTGGTGGTTCAGGCTCAACACTGATCGCATGCGAGGGATTTGGGCGCACAGCGCGTTTGATGGAACTAGACCCTAAGTTCTGCGATGCAATCCGTAAGCGCTATGCTAAACTGATCGGTAAGGAGGACTCATGGCAGGAAGTAACACCAGCAGTAAGCCAAAAATAACGAAGCCAAAGCCTAAGCATCCAGGTGGTAGACCAACCAAAAAGGACGTAGAGACTGTCAACAAACTGATTGCTGGCTTTAATAATGGTTTTAACGACACAGAGGCGTGTTCGTATTCTGGTATTTCTCGCGAGACATTTTATAAATGGATGAAGAACGACAAAAAGTTCTCTGACATAATAGTCCACGCCAAGGCGTACCCTAATAAAAAGGCCAAAGAGGTTCTACTTGACGGTATCAACGCCGGGAATACATCCGATGCTAAATGGTGGCTTGAGCGTAAAGACCCTGAGTTTAAAGCAAAGGGTGAGCTTGAGTTGGGTGGTGAGATTCCAGTCGCTCTTGTCAGGTTCATAGGCAAAGATGGAAAAAACAAAAGTAGTTGAGGTTGTACTTCTCGAGGAGTTCGAGGAGCTATTCAACGAAAAATGGCGCTACATTATATACTATGGGGGCAGAAGCTCTGGCAAGAGTCAACATGTAGGCCGGGCTTTGCTTGTACGTGGGCGTGAAAAAAAGCTACGTATTCTATGTACTCGTGAGATTCAGAATACTATCAAAGACTCAGTGCACAAACTACTTAAAGATATTATTGATGAGTTTGGTTTTGTTGACTATGTGGTTACAGAGAATTCAATTGTCAATCAGGTAACTGGTACTGAGTTCATATTTAAAGGGCTACATCATAACATCACCGAGATAAAATCTACTGAAGGTATTGATATATGCTGGATTGAAGAAGGCCAGAGCATTACTGAATCAAGCCTAGACATTATTACACCAACCATTCGTAAGCCCGGCAGTCAAATCATAGTAACATTCAACCGTTATAATGAACTTGATCCTGTATACGTCAAGTTTGTACAGAACCCACCAAGCAACACATACGTACGTAAGGTTAACTTTGATGTGTTAAAGCGCGCTGGATTACTCCCTGACGTTATACAGCAAGAGATTGACGATGACCTGAAATACCCTGATCTATACGCACACAAGTGGCTAGGTGAGCCTATAGGCCAATCAGAGATGGGTATTATATCTCGTACAACTACTCTCGAAGCAATGCAACGTGATATAGAAGATGATGGTCAAGACATCTATGCTGCTGATATTGCTCGTATGGGAGGTGACCGTACTGTATTCTGGCATCGTAAGGGGCTAAAGACCATCAAGTTTGCTATTCATACCAAGCTTCGTACTACCCAGGTATGCGATCAACTAGAGCAATTCATGGACTTTAATAAAGAAGCAGAGGTAAAGATTGATGATACTGGTGTCGGTGGTGGTGTTACTGATGAGATGATCAAGCGTGGTTATAACGTGCGAGCTATCAACTTTGGTGGTGTCGCTCAAGACAAAAACAAGTATCCTAATTGGATCAGCGAAGCATGGTTTCATATGGCAGAAGTTGTTACTGAAGCACAGCTGCCGTATGAGTCTGATCTACTTATGGAGCTTACTACTCGCCAGTGGAATCAAGACACCAAAGGTAAGCGCCGGGTAGAGAGTAAAATTGAATATAAGAAGCGCGGTTTTAGAAGCCCTGACATCGCTGATGCTTGTATCATCTGTTATGGCGAGGCTGTAGAGCCTAGTATTCTTGATTATTATAGAGATAAAGAGCAACCAAGCAATGCAGAGTAGATGTACTTATGCAGTTCTAGAGTATAATAAATGTAGAAGATCACTGACTATTACTATTACATAGCCACTCAAAAAAAGGATTTATAAATGAGTCGAATTCAAAATATTATAGAAAAGTACGCATTTCAACCATTCTCGGAGTATCTTGTCAAAAGATCAGAAGAGGGCAGTCTTAATAAAGCAGCAACGGCTATAGGTGCGAAGCGCTACGATGTTAACCTAGGTGATCTAAATAGCTCAAATAGAGTAAAGCCAAACGCAGCAGTACCATTTAAGGTATTGCGCAGATTTTCTGTTGGTTATGATGTAGCCCGGTCATGTATCAATGTCCGTAAGCGACAGATTGCACAAATGGATTGGAAGATTGTACCAATTGAAGACGATACCAAAAAAAATAACACTGACCGCGCGCTTGAAGTAACTAATATATTAAAAAGAGTTGGTGGATATAACCTATCATTTCGCAACCTAACAGATATGATCATTGAAGATCTTATGGTATTGGATGCAGTAGCTCTTGAGAAGCGCAAGAATCTCGGTGGTGGCATGTACGGTCTATTGCCAATTGATGCAGCCACAATCAAAATACGTACTGATAGCTCTGGTCGTACTCCTGAACCACCAGAAGTTGCCTACCAGCAAGTAATCCGAGGTAATATATCAGCTGAGTTTACTGCTGACGAGATGTACTACGGCATGCTTAATCCAAGAACTAGCACACCATATGGACTAGCTCCACTTGAAACGCTTGTAATGACGGTTAATAGTGCGCTCAAATCATCCCTGCTCAACTTAGAATATATGACCGAGGGTAACGTACCAGAAGGCTTTTATACTGTACCGAAAGAGTGGACTGCTACTCAGATTCGTGAATTCCAAGAAATATTTGACTCTGCCATTGCCGGTGACGGTAGTGCTAACTCACGTATCCGCTTTATGCCAGAAGGTACGTACACTCCAACTCACAAGGTTGATGACATGCGCTACAAGGAGTTCTCTGAATGGCTTATGAAAATCACCTGTTCTGTATTTGACGTTCAACCTATTGAGATTGGCTTCGAGCCACAAAGTGGACTCGGTGGTGCTGGGTTCTCTGATGGTCAGGACATCATTACAAATCGTAAAGCAATATTGCCACTCGCTAACTTCATGAAGGACATATGGGATCGTGTTATCCAAGAAGAGCTTGGTTATAGCGACTTAGAGTTTCGTTTTGAAGGACTTGAATACAAAGATCCTAAGAACGAGGCTGAAGTTAATGAGATACTTATCCGCTCAGGTCAGGTTACTGTTGATGAGATTCGTGGTCAGCAACAAAAAGACCCACTCGGTGTAGATAAACCATTTGTGCTTGGTACACCTACATTCATTGATGAAGAGAGTATGGCTGCTAAAGCTCAGGTTGCCGAGGACTTCAAGCAACGTATGGTCGCTGGTGCAAAGGAAGATCCAGCCGAGGAAGCTGATACTAAAGAAGAAGACAAGGCAGAAGAAGATGTGAAAGCGCCTAGCAATAAGGCTGTACTCGCTGAGATTACTAAGTTTAGAATGGCTGCAATCAACCGTATGAAAGCAAAAAAATCATTCCGCAAGTTCAATAGCGACATACTACCAAGACATTTAGTTGATGAGCTTAATAGTAAGCTTACTAAGGCTAAGGATGTAGACGACATTCGTGGCATATTCGAGACTGAGATAACTAATTATCGTACTAATTTTATTACAGAGGTCAAAAAGTTTGAACGGATGCTTGAAAGGGTTGAATAATTATGTCAATCAAAAAGCTCACAAAGGCTTTTATAAGCAAGTCAGACAGAGTCAATGATCCACTCGAGCAACTGAGCGAGACTGATCAGTACGACGCATTCATGCTATCCTTGGCATCTGGTATATACAAACAAGCACTATGGTTCTCTAAAAAACTACCCGAGCTTGACTTTATACCTGACGATCTAAACCCTTTGACCGTTGAGTCAGAGCAAGCGCTTCAGCGTTGGTTAGAGAATAACATGCCAAAACTATCTACTTATGTCAACGAGACAAAGGTATTCAAGTATTATAAGTTTGCATTTGAGTGGGGTGTAGATAGTCTATATAGCCGTTGGGCTACTCAAAGCGCTAAGTTCAAATCAGTATTGTTTACTAAGGCAGACATTGCTACTGATTTTGTGCTAACAGATAAGTTCTACATTGGATCACTAAAGAATCAGGCCAATTATTTACTTAATAAGTCAAGCCTAGATGAGACTACACGCGCGCGCATGATCTCTATTGTACGTGACGGCAAGCTCAATAGTTTAACTGTTGACGAAATATCTACTGTAATCGCTGATAACTTCGAGGATATATCAGCTACCCGGGCATTTACTATCGCGCGCACAGAGACGTGTCAGGCGATGAGTAGCGGCCAAATGGCTGCTATGCGCGAGTCCGGCGTTAAAACGAAGCAATGGGTGGTCGCTGGCGCTCACGTATGCGCTATTTGTGACGGTAATGCTTCTCAGGGTATGATAGAGATAGGTAACGTATTTGACTCAGGTGACGACGCTCCGCCGGGGCATCCAAACTGCGAGTGTTACATTGAAGCTGGCGAGATTGATCTATCTACCATCAGCATATGGGATGGCGAGTAATGTGCAATAATAAGAGTAAGGAATAACAAAATGGACTACCCAGACGAACATGAGACCAAATTGCCAGAAGTTGCAAAGATGCGTACTGCTATGAAGCCATACATCGAGCAACTCGCAAAGCAAATAACCAGTGCAGTTCCGGCTGAAGATATTGCAAAGATCGCAAAACAAATCAGCGTTTTGCAGTCTGAACTTGCTACTCACAAAGAACTCACAAAAGAAGATGTCCACAGCATTGTGGATAAGTCTGTGAATAAACTCGCAAATATTAAGAAATCAGAGCCGGTCAAGAAGAAATCATTGCAAGATGAGATTCTCAAGTTCCGACCACACGATCAAGATCCTAGCGAGAATGTTGGTTTCTATGGTTTTGTGCATCCAAGCGGTGCGTATTATATTGTGCGACACGACGTAAAAGAGGGCAAGCAGCGCTATTATGTGGGTAGGGGTGATTACGAGGCTGCATGGGGCAAGCGTGAGCGCCTTAAAGGGTATGGATTACTAAGCGATCAGTGGGGTGAATAGTGAAAGGCTTTGAGTTTGATCCACTAAGTCTATATGGTCTGAAGCCAAAAGATGATATGCCGGTTGCAATGGTGCAAAACACATACAACCGCAATCTTTTTTATACAAAGGCAGAAGTTGATGCAAAAGTTGCTGCCGCTGGCGAAGGTGCGATCTACGAACAGACACCGGCCGGGATCGTCACCGCGAAGGGCGATCAGGTGCTCGGTACCGGCTCGCACACCGTCGCCCGCAAGGCCGCCCCCGCGAACGGCAAGATCCGCACCGCCGACTCCACGCAGTCCGACGGATGGCTCGACATCGACCTTCCCTGGCAAGTCTCGGTCGATCCGGTCCGGGTGCCCGCTTATTCCACGACGGGCGGAAGCATTGCCGCATGGGCGTCCTATTACCAGTTGGTGAACCTGAACGACGAGGTGGTCTACAACGTCCAACTCGGACCGGGCACTTGGAAGTTCAGCATCTGGCGGACGAGCTTCTCCAGCTACGGCATCCTGACCGTCACTCTCGATGGAACCACGATCGCCACCCTCGACAACTACTCGGGAGCTCCGATCAACCCTGGCCAATCGGTGACCTCTGGGATCTCGGTGGCTACGGCTGGCGTGTATCCACTCAAGCTCAAGACCACTGGCAAGAACGGCTCTAGTTCTGGCTACAACCAGCGACTCTGGTCGATGGACTTCACAAGGACGGCATGATGCCCAATATCTACACATCCAACACGGTCACCACCACCCCGGCTCCGACGGCCGAACAGACGAACGCCGTCTCGATCGCAACTCAGCTCGCGGCGCAGGTTGCCCCTGGCTCACCGGCACGGAACGCCGTCGCCAACAACACGACGTTCATCAACGGGGCGAAGCCGGGCACCGCCGCCGCGCAAGCCTCGGCAGCGTACGACCAGGCGAAGGCGCTGAGCCAGCAGAACAACGTGCTCATCCCGACGCTGATCCGTGCGCTCCGCGTGCTGCTCGACGCGTACGACGACGACAAGTAGCGCGACCTACTGACAGTTATCCGACGCTGGCGTGATCTCGGCCTAGCATGGGCAGATGAGCTTCACCGACGCGCAGATCGCCGAGGTTCGCACGTGGGTGCCGTGGACGCCGCCGAGCGACGCAGAGATCGACGACGCAGCCGACACGCTCGACGGGTCGGTGTACCAGGTCGCTCGCATGTTCCTCCGCAAGCGCCTGATGACCCTCGTCGCGTCACCCGCGACGATCTCGATCCCGGGCGACTTCAGCCAGTCGACCGGGGAGAACATGCGGATCATTCAGTCGATGATCGCCGAGCTCGACACGCTCATCGACCAGGAGCAGGCCGGGACCGACGGGCCGCTGTCGACCGGGTACCTCTGCCGCGACGACCCGTCGCGGCGGGCGACCGCACCGGGCGGCCCGTCTGTGGCGAACTGGCCGTTCAGGTGACGTGCCTGTTCCACCGCGGTACGAAGAGCTAGCCCGCCAGCTCGGCGACGTCTACCGCCAGGCCGAGGCCGAGATCAACGCGCAGCTACGCGTCGCGTTGCGTGAACCGAGCGCGGGCAACGCTCGGCGCCGGCTGCGGGCTCGTGACCCACGACCACTCGACCAAGTGAAAGCTGAAGCAGAAAAGCAAAAAGCTGCCCTACAAGCACAGAACGATGAGGTGATTGCCAAAGTTGATGAAGTAATCAACATCGTTAAAGACGAAGCCAAGAAAAAATAATAGCTCAAAGCATAAAACCTCTATAATTGTAGATAGAGAGGTATTTATTTATGCGTAAATTTAACTTGAACGTCCCAATCGTCAAAGTAGACGAAGAACAGCGTATGGTTTATGGCTATGCGACTATGGAAGAGATTGATTCACAAGGCGAAATTGTTGACTATGATGCCAGCAAGGCAGCTTTTAGTAACTGGATCGGTAATATTAGAGAGCAACACGACGACAAGAAAGCCGTCGGTAAGGCTATTGATATTCGTTTTGATGACGAGAATCGTGGCGTATGGCTTGGCTCTCGCATCTCTGAATCTGCAGATGGTGAAAATACGTGGACTAAGATTAAAGAGGGTGTACTCACTGGTTACTCAATCGGTGGCATGATTAACTCTATAAAAGATGAAGTTGTACAAGATGCTAAAGGCATGCCAACAACCATCACTCGCATTATGGACTACGTTCTTGGCGAGGTAAGCGTTGTAGATAGTCCATCGCTTGGTAAGTTTGCTGAGTTTGCAGTAGTAAAGAGCAAAGATGGATCTCTACACACTACAGACGTACTTGATTCAACCGAGAAAATGTTTGCAGCTCCTTGGTGGATGCAAAAATTCTCTGACAGAATTGGCAAAGCTCAAATTAGTTATAATAATAATAGTAAGGATAAAAATATGACTAAAGAAATGAAAAAATCTATATATGACGCTGACTGGTTGATGGACTTGGCTCTATCGCTTTATGCGTATATTCAAATGGAGCAATATGAAAGTGATAATGGAGTAGACTTGGCTGGGTTGCAAGATGCCCTAAACACTATCAAAGAGGCTTTAGTTCGAGAGTTGAACGAGCCAACCGAAGAGCTCACTGTTGCAGTTGAGATGGCAACCAAAATCGTAGATATTAAGAAAGGAGACAATATGTCTGAAGTGAAAAAAGAAGAAGTAAAAAAAGAAGAGGTTACAACTGAAGAAGAAGAAGTTGAAACCAAAACTGAAGCTACTGAAGAAGTAGCAACCGAAGAAGAAACCAAAACCGAGGAGTCTGAGGAAACTGCGACCGAAGATTCAGAAAAAGAAGAAGCAGAAGAAGTTGACGAAAGCGAAAAATCAACCAAGTCAACCGATTTAGAAAAAGCTACCGAGTCTGATATGAGTAAGCTCATTGACGTAGTAAGTGATTTGCGCAAGGAGGTAGCTAAAACTGCCGACCTACAAAAAAGCGTTGATGACTTAAAAAGTCAAGTTGAGGAATTCAAGAAGATGGCAGCTCCGGCCAAAGGTAAGGCTGAGTATGCAACGGTAGAAAAATCAGAGCCAACTGAGCGAGACCAAAAACTTGCAGAAATGGAAAAACAAGCCAAGGCTTACGCAGAAGATGCCAACCTTGGTACAGCAAACGAGCGTAGCGCTTTTGTAGAAAAATACATGGCTGCTAAGCGAAAAGCATAGTAATAATTTAGAAATATTTGAAAGGTAATAAAAAAAATGGAATCAACAGCAGAAAAAATCCTTAGTCAGGTAGATGACCAGTTGAATAAAGCAGCTGTAATCTCATCAACCTATACCATGGATCCGCCAGTACGATCTATTTTCGCTCCAGAGAATGTAGACGAAATGATCAAAATCCTTGTTCCTATGGCAGCTCCAGTTCGTGGTATTATCCCACGTTCAGCAGGACTCGGTCAGGCAGCAGGATGGAAGAAACTAACTAGCCGACTAGACCCACAAGCCGGTGGCACAGGCACACGCCTTGGCTTTGTAGATGCAGGTACACCAAGTGAAACTACTCAAACTTACGTATTCACTACTGCAGCTTACAAAAATATCGGTCGTGACGTATCTATCGGTCGTCAACAGATTGCTGCAAATCGTGGCGGTTCAGTAGAAGACGTACGTGCACATGAAGAAAAAGTAAAAATGATTGAAGTATTGCTTGGTGAAGAAGACATCATTCTAAATGGTGACTCTGCAACACAAACAACTGAATTTGATGGGTTCGCAAAGAGCTTTACCACAAACTCAGGATCTGCTTCACTTCTTACTGCTTCAGGTGTAGGTGTTTACTCACGTACCCTATTCAACGCAGGATCTGACGCTCCTACTCACCTAGTATGTAACGCACGTCAAGCTCAGGCTTTGGCAGACGACCTACAAGGTAGTGGATCAATTCAGCGTATCGTAGTAGATAATCAGGGCAATGGTATCGGTGGCGTTCGTATGAGCAAAATCGTTAACCCTGTAACTGGTAACCTAGTTGACGTTGTCACTAGTCGTTACGTAGGTGGATGGGCTTACTTACTAACTGTTACCTCACCATCAGGTGATAACTGGCTAGAGATGGAAGATCTAGAAGCAATGAGTGTGTACGATGTACCGAATGCCACTCACGCGATCACAAGTCGTGTCTATGAGACTACCGTTCTCAAGACTATTGGTGAAGTATACCAATACAAAATCGGTGGTCTAGCAACAAGCTAGTAGTAGCTTAAGCTCAGACCAGCTGCGCCCTCCCCCCGGGGGCGCAGAAGCCTAAGCTTAATTGGGGGAGGGTATAAAACTATGACAAACTATATTGCTACTACAGATCTAAGTGCATACGCTCCTGAGCTAGATACCTCTGCTTACAGTACTCAAACTCTATCTGGAATCATTGCGCGTGCTACTGAATATATAAATGCTTACTGTAACGTCAAAGGCTTTGAAGCTGCTGTTGAAACTAGTGAGCGCGACCGAGCGAGAATCAATACGAACGGTGAGCTTGTGATAGCTGTACGTCGACCCCAGATTCTAGCAGTAAGTGCTATTCGTTTGGTAAGTGGTACATATGGTATTAGCTTAGATCTCACAGTAAACGGTTCTACAATCTATGAATTGCCATACCCGGGATCAAAACTTTATTACCCTGATAGCTACTTAGATGGCAGCGGTACTCTTATTCAGGGCGCAGCCACTCGTCTTTTATCTCTACGTAATTCTCGTGTATTCTATGAGATTGATTATATTGGTGGGTATCAGAGTATACCTAACCCAATTAAAGAGGCTTGTACATTGCTCGTACGAGACATTATCTCTACACGTAACAACCAGGATGGTGTCGCTGGATTCTCGCAAGGTAGTTATAGCGTACAGTTTGGCAATGATAAGAGCGGCGAGAGTAAGCTCACCAAGATGGCAAAGACACTGCTAGAACCATATGTTCAAAGGTGGATCTAGCCATGATCTTTGATAAGACTGCTTTTGTCGCTCGGCTCAATAAGAACCAGTCTGATATAGACAAGGAGCAATACGTCACATTCTCAGGGTTTGGCGGTACATCAGCCATTAAAATCAATATTCAGCCCGCCTCGCCTGAGATTACTGCCCTAGCCGATGGGGTTGTCGGAAAAACTTATACAGCGTTTGTACGGGCTTCTGGTGTGTCTGAGGGCATGCGTTTGACAGTTTCAGGCACTGGTGAGCAATATATAGTACGCGCCCGGGCAACGTATAACTATGGAGTTGAACAGCATCAAGAGCTGACGTTGTTCAAAAGTGATAAAAATGTCCCTTAATTATAGTGTTGAGGTTAAGGGTTTTGATGCTCTGCTTAAGGATGTACGCAAAGCCGGGGCTAATGCAGACCCATTAATGCGTGGCGCTATTCAAAATGCTGTGAGTCGTATACAGTCGAGCGCGCGTAGCAAAGCACCCCATCGTACAGGCACACTACAGCGCTCAATTCTCACAGAGGTATTCTCAACTAATGGTCGAGTGTATGTAGGCGAGAAGTACGGTATCTATTTTGAGCTTGGTACTGGTATCTATGGCCCGGAGCGACGTATGATCACCCCTAAGAATGCCAAGGTTCTTGCCTGGTCTTCTGGTAGGGGTGGCAAAGGTAGCATGGTATTCGCTAAAAAGGTACGAGGTATACCAAAGCAACCATTTTTCAAGCCAGCAATTGAAGAGTCAAAGGGCTATATCGATGAGCAGTTCAAAGAAGTACGTAATATATTAGTAAAAGAATTAGCAGGGAGGTAATAGCTATGGCAACATTTAACAATCTAGTGGCTCAAATAAAAACACTTGTACAGACAAGTACTAACGTAGATTCAAACTACGTCTACGATTACGCAGCCACAAATATTTCAGGCTACCCAGCAGTACGTATCTACCCTGCTGAGGTTAATGGTTCATTTTCTGATGTAGCACGTAATCGCCGGAGCTACTACATCGTCATACAAGTTTTACAAGAGAGACAAGAGCAGAATCAAGCAGAGTCTGAGAGAATTATGCGAGTACTTGTTGATGAAATAATTAGCATATTTGATGACAGAAATAATATAACTCTTAACAATGCCTGTAAGTTTGCTAGACCGATACCGATGAAATGGAGCTTTGAGGGTGAAGAACAACCCGATGTAAGAGTAGCGAATATTCTGATTGAATGTATAGATATTGTCTGAGTAAAAATTAAACAGCTATAATTAAGATAGAGGAGAAAAATATATGTCATTAAGTATTGGAAGAAAAGGATGGATCGAAGTTGGTTCAGAAGCAACCTATGGTGTACCTGTCGCCACAGTTGCAGCGATCCCATTCAATAACAACACAATCAAACCTATGGCCGAGCCGCTTAAAGATACGTCTGCTCGCGGTGTGCGCGATAGTCAGTTTGCTTCACAGGTAGGTAAAAAATGGGCTGAGGGTGATATTGAATTCAATCTTGATGCCAATGTAACAGGGTATTTCTTAAAGGCTGCTATGGGTACGCTTAACAGCTCTGTAGTATCTGGTTCTGTTAAAGACCACACCTTTACTCGTAACAACTCAAATACTCCGCAGTCTATGACGATCATCTCTGATCGTACAACTGACCGCTTCTTTGTTCGCGGGGCAGCAGTGAAGAGCTTAGAGATCAGCGTTGCTGATGATCTAGCTACTGCTAAAGCAAGCATTCTAGGTAAGTTCCAAGGTACAACTACATCTGGTACTGGTGTGACTGCATCAGGTAACTTATTCAGCTTTGCAGACTATAACCTACGTCTTGGCACAAGTGTAGCAGCTGCCAATGCAAGCTCTGGTATTAACCCATCTGATGTTAAGATCACAATCGAGAATAACTCAGAGGCTACCTTTAGAGCCGGTCAATCTGAAGCTGCAACTGTTGACCACAAAAACTTTGAAGTTTCTGGTGAATTCACAGTATTCTTTGAAAATACTACTGACCGTGATCAGTACTATAACAACGCCAAAAAAGCTATGGAGATTAAGTTCACTGGTGACGGTGTAGGCTCTGGATTGGTAGAAGCTTTGACTTTCAACATCTATCAAATGAGACTCGAAACTTTTGAGCTTGAAACTGGCCTTGATAGCTTCTATGCAGAAAAGGCAAAGTGGCAAGGCGAGTATGATAACGTCAATGCTAAAACGCTTGATGTAGTCATGCGAAATGCAATATCAACATTCTAAATATTAACCGGGGGTAATATGTCATATTTCGATAACGAACGTAAAACAAAAAAGATTCTTCTACCATCTAATAATGATTATTGGGTAGAGGTATATACCGATCTAGAGTACGGTGATGTAGTCAAGTCTGGGGCTGTCAATAAAGACGGCTCGCAAGACTTGGTTGCTAGTGGTTCTCGTGTAATGGTGCAGATGATTAGAGCGTGGAACTTAGACGATGCTGATGGCAATGTAGTTGAGATAAATGCTGAGAGTGTATTCAAGCTGTCTCAAAGAGATGCGCAGTCTATCTTAGACGTACTTAATAATGTCGAAGTCGATACTCCGGCTCAAAAAAAAATTACTACCGAAGAATCTACACAGCTCTAAGTACTAGAAAAAGCACTGATAATACACCGATCGAATTGTTTGAATACAATATGTGTGTTAAATTCGGCTGGACTATCCAAGAGCTTTACAGCCAACCGCTGAGCAAGCTAGAGCGTTTTGCGACTATAATGAAGATAGAGGGCGATATTCAACAGCTCGAGAGTAATAATCAACATAAAGGCACAAAAGTAGGATAATGGATACTAGAGAATTACAAGTAGTCATAAAGGGTGATGCATCGGACTTCAAAAAAGCGATGGGTGATGTCGAGCAGAAGTCTGGCGGACTGAAGAATGCCCTAGACAATGCTACTACCGGCTCTGTTGCTTTACTTGGCGGCCTAGTAGCGGTTGGCGTTGGCTTAGCTGCAACTGTTCATAGTTTTACAGAATCAGAGAATGTTGCTGCCCAGCTTGATGCGGTACTTAGATCTACTGGTGGAGCTGCTGGAGTCACAAGCAAACTACCTACTCTGATGAGGCGGTACTTAGTGCTGAAAACTTATTACTTACATTCACTGCAATTGGTAAAGATATTATGCCTCAGGCTACCGAGACGGTACTCGATATGTCTACAGCTCTCGGGCAAGATACTAAAAGCTCAGCTGTACAGCTTGGTAAAGCGTTACAAGATCCAATACTAGGTATTACTGCATTGCGCCGGGTAGGTGTTAACTTCAGTGAAGACCAAAAGACCGTTATTGAGAATCTTGTTAAGACCGGTAACAAAGCAGAAGCTCAAAGATTAATCCTAAAAGAACTCAATACTGAGTTCGGTGGTAGTGCCAGAAATGCAGCTCAGACATTTGCTGGCTCAATGGCACAGCTTGGTAATGTACTTGATGATGTAATGGAGGTCATAGGTTCAGTAGTAGTTGATGCACTAGACCCACTCATCGGAGCTATACAGACATGGATATATGAAGCTGGCGGGGCTGAAGCAATTGGCCAAAAGCTAGTAGCCGGGTTTGAGGCACTAAAACCATACTTCCCTATTATTGCCGGGGCAATTATTGGTGGTCTAATACCAGCGTTTGTTGCTTTGGGTGCAGCAATATGGGGCGCACTTGCACCGCTATTACCATTCATTGCTGCCGGCGCAGCAATAGGTTTAGTTGTAAAACTTATCGTAGATAAGCTTGGTGGTTGGGATGCGACTATGCAGAAGATGCAACCAGTGATAGATTGGTTCAAGAACGCATGGGAGCAGATCGTTAATATCTGGAATCAGTACTTGCTACCAGCGCTTAAGATGCTTTGGAACGAGTTTGAGACTAAGCTTTTACCAGCACTACAGAAACTATGGGCAGAACATGGCCCGGAAATAATTAAGGTACTAGAGTTCCTCGCAATATTCATGGGTGTAAACATGCTAGTTGGTATCGGTATACTTATCGGCGCACTCTACGTATTAATCAACGTACTATCAGCTGTAGTCAATGCTGTTACTTGGGTAGGTAGTGAGATAAAACGTCAGTGGCAGATGATGTCTGATGCTTGGACTGGAACTGTAGCGGGCATACAACTCAGCATTAATATGTTTGTAGCATTCTTTAATGCCCTACCACAGAACATCGGGTTCGCAATCGGCGCTACTGTTCGCTGGTTCTTGATGCTACCATTTGTTGTCGCTGGCATGGTCAATGACGTGAATGCGTGGCTTAATACTCTACCTGGCAGGGCATATAATGCTCTCGCAAGTATGGTGAATGCTATATCATCATGGTTTAATACGTTGCCCGGGCGCGCTCAGTCTACTGGTCAATCGCTTGTAAATGGCTTTATTATGTCTCTTAATATGCTACCTGGCTTAGTAGGGGGTATATTCAACAACGTGGTCAATACAGTATCGAGCTGGGCTGGGGCTATGTTTGACCGTGCTAAGAACATCGCTGGGCGCTTCTGGGAGGGTTTCAAGCAGGGTTTGGGTATCCACTCACCTAGTTACATTGAAAAGGCTTTTATGGCTATCGGCTTGCAGTCTACGCAGACCCTCGCTCAAATGGATACTGACATGAATAAGCTTAACAATATAAGCTTCGGTAACTTCAACACTCTGCTTGGCCCGGGTAATACTGGTGGGAGTAGTTCTACTACTAACAATAACAGCGCACAGAACAACCGTATTGAAGTGAATATTATGGGTAACGCAAGCGGTCAAGAGGTACAAGATGGCTTACTTGGCGGCCTACGCCTTGCACAGAGGGGTATCTAATGGAACAACGACCACTATGGTTTAACGAGTTTGATATGCAAACTACCGGCACTGATGAGGGGATCATCACCGAGTATATTGATGATGAAAGTAGCCCCAAGATTCGACCTGACATTGCTGAGTTCCCTAATCTGAATGGTGGCAAATGGTTGAGTAGTTACTACGGCACTAAACCTATTAAGGCTGGTGGTACGATCCGGTCTGTAACCGCTTCTGGCCTTGAGGGTAAAATTGACGAGTTCAAATTAAAGTTGTACCCATCAGCTATAGGTAGATTACGCACAGTCAAAGCTGGTAACTTCCGCGACTATGATGTTATAGTGAAATCGATAGGTATTAAGCGCGAGGCATATCAAACCTCTATGACCCCATGGGAGGCTGAGTTTGAAGTGGTACGCGCCTTTGGCTATCGCCCTGACGTGTACTATCGCACGTCTTATTCTGGTATCACCGCATCACAATTTGATGTGAATATACTTAGTTCTGGAAACGCACCATATGACCCTATTATTCGGCTCAAGGTAAACTCAGCCACTCAGCTTGGTAATGTCACCATGCGTAATCTCGCCACTGGCGATGTTATGACGTTTGCGCGACAATTCTCAGCGGGTGAACAGCTTGAGATTAACCTTGAGACCGGTGCGATGATTAATATAAATGGTTCTGGTGTCACCTATTCTGGTATACAGATGAGCTTCATAGCAGTGTCAGGCACAAACCCGCTTCGCGTTACTCTGGCCTCGGGTACACAGAACTATGATGTATCAGTAGCATATAAACCTAAGTATTTATAACCCATGAAACGCTACGAATATAAAATATACAACAAGGGTGGTAGCTACATCACCACATGGAAGGATGTTATATCACTGCCGGACTTTGAGCAGAACATCAACGGTGGTCTTGGTGGCCTTACTGTTACACTGAAGCGCCCATTCTCTAGTTTTGGTGAAGGTCAGGATGTTTGGTTTGAGAATATGCTTAAGCTCGAAGTGTATGACAAAGAGAATCCAGACGGCAAACTTATCTATACTGGTAGGCTTAATGAGTACAAGCCTTACTTTGGCGATGATGAGCGAGTTGATGTATCGTTTGTTGGGTATGTGACTGAGCTTGATGACCGTTACTTGCGCGATGAGTCCAGCACTGATGCTATTGATGGCTACTACTTGTTACCATCTGGGGTGTTACAAAAGTACAGATTAAGACAACAGTTCAATCCTGACCCTGACAGTGGATTCACCGCAATGGCACATGAGTTTGTGGCTACACATAATACTATCACTGCTATTGGCATTCAGGTTGAAAGAGCAAACGTTGCTATGACTGAGCGCTTTGTAGCGGTTGGTATCATGGATGGAGATACATCAACTGGCTACACTCAGCTTGGCGAGTTGGTATCCTACACTCGACCGGGCAGAATACTCGCTTCTGGGGTACTCGATACAAACCTTATACCATCTGGTATTGCTACGGCAATCCAAGAGTTCACTACCGTTATGCTACCAAGGAAGGTATACGTCGAGCCTGGCAAGAAATACTACGCATTCATTGCTGGTGGTAATGTCAGCTTGCCGATGTACAGCTCGAGTGAGGCCGGTTGGGATTCATCAAAGACCAGCTGGGGCTGGAACTACGGAGCAGAGATTGCAATTGATTCAGGAAGCTATACCAACACAAATGCCAGCTCCTACCTTGAGGGTATGGGTAACATACGATTTTTCTCTAATACCTCACCGCGCTATAACTCTGAAGACCCGACCGACATCATGGAGGATATAATAAAAAATAAGTACTCGGGTACTATCACCTGGGATGAGTCAAACCAGCTTACCGGCTACACAGTGAGCTACCAGTTTAATAAAACGCGTACTCTGGATGCTATAAAGAAATGCCATGAGCTTACCGATCCAAACTGGTACTGGTTTATTGGTGCGGATAACAAGCTGACACTTAGAGAGCGTGACTATAATGTCATTGCTCATACTCTCAGGCTTGGGTACGAGATCAAGAGTGCATCACCTACTAAGACCGTCAACGAGTTAAAGACTAGGACTCTATTCTCTGGCGGTGTAGCTTCTGGTCAGTCTGAGCTTTATGATGAAGAGGACTGGTGGTGGCAGAATGATCAGTACAGCCTACGTGAGCATCTTATTCAAGATGGGCGCGTGACTCAGCGAGATACTGCAAAACAACTTGAGCGTACCTACCTGGATGCACACTACAGACCAGTCACCTACATGACCATTGATGTTTTAGATTCTAATAGTGATTCAAAAGATGGCTACGACATAGAGAGCTTCTCTGTAGGGCAGTTTGTACGTATCATCGATCCTAACGCTGACAACTACAATACTCAGGATGGTATTCTTGAGCAAGGTTTTATTCTTGATGAGACTCCATTGGATATATCTGAGACTCACATCTTGAGTGAACCACTGCAAATATTAAAAATTCAGTATAAAGGACAGTCGGCTACGCTCTCACTTGGTACAATATTAGTAGATACACCTCGACGTATTGAGGATATATACCGAGGCCAGCAGTCAGAAAATACTAAAAACACACCTTTGAGTTAAACTATGGATGATCAAACAGTATTCAATATGACATTCGGATCAGATAATCAGCCGGGCAAGCTGACTATTCTTAATGGTTCGATTGATATTCAATACCCAGATGGTACATACTTTATGAAAAATGGTGTTCTCCAGGGGCTTCATGGTACAAAGGTGTATTATGTTGCCACTAGCTCAGGTGGATCACCAACCAAGCAGTTAGTATTTGTTAATGGCTTATTAGTTAACGAGGTATAAAATGCCAATTGTAAAACGATATACATTTCAACCAAGAGTAAGTGCCGGACTAGCTTCACAGTTCAACACAAACTTTGACGATATAATTGATGCATTCAACAACCACAGACATAGTGGCGTTGGTACGGATGCACCAAATATTACTATATCTGGTGTACAGAATAGTACTTTGGTCGGTTTAAAGAATCCCTATATGTTTTATGCGTACCGTTCTTCCGCGTGGACTACAGGTAGCTATGTATATAGCAAAGTAGCATTTAATGCTGAAGTGTATGATGTTGGCAATTGTTTTGATAGCACTACTAATAACCGCTTTACCGCTCCGGTTGCTGGTTACTATAACTTTAGCACCGCTATAGCATTCGATACTACTGCCGGTACTGCTTATGTAGTATCTCTATACAAAAATGGCGCAGAAATTATAAGACTTTTTCAAAGTGAGGCGGACAATGTCAACGCTTTCACTATGACTCTTGGTGGCAGTGCAACACTACTATTAGCGCAATCAGACTATGTTGAAGTATACGTATATGCATCTGGTCAGACAGGGTTCACTGGAGCAACTCTTACATGGTTTCAGGGTTATTTACTGAGTGGAGTATAGCATAGCCATGGAAACACCAGCAGAACTAGCAAAATATGGATCAACAGGTATAGCAATTCTTGCTGTAGCTTGCATGGCCTACATGGTCAAGATGTTCTTAGAACAGATGAATAAAACTGCAAAGATGCGCGACAACCAAGACAAACAGTTTATTAGAGCGATTGAAAATAACACCAGGTGTTTAGCAAAGTTAGAAAACGCAGTGGCAAAGAACACTGTAGTTATTGAAGAGACAGTGGCATATTTGAAACATAGGAACGGATCGTTTGAGAAGCTTATCAAAGAACAGCCGTATATACATCAACTCGTTAAAGAACATTTTGACGGTAACGTAGAAGAAGATAATAAGTAAGGAGTTAACAATGAAAAACTATATTGGTGAAATGATCAGTCTGCAAGGTGATAGCTACCTAAACCCAGCATGGCCTGGTCATACCAGAAACGTTAACCAAATAACGAGTATTTCAGTCCACCACAATGCAATACAAAGGCCACATGATTACGATAGTGTAGCAATGTATCGCAATGAAGCTGCAAGCCACTACCAAAATCTCGGTCTAGGACTCCAGTATCACTTCACGATCGACAACGTCGGACAAGTATATGCTATTCGACCACTCACAACATGGCTACATGTAGTTGGTAGCGCCGAAAATGTTACATGCTTGGCAATCTGCCTAGATGGTAACTTCGAGAATCAACAACCAACCAGAGAACAATTTGAAGCCCTATATCAACTACTAGAGAATCTATGTGAGCAGCATCCAGAGTTCCCTGCCACATGGCCTGATGTACGACCCCATGCTTATTATTCAGCTACCGCTTGTTGTGGTGCAAACCTGCGAGGTCTAATCTATCCAATCAAAGACAAGGCTTCAGCTCAGGCTATGCTACTCAACAAGGGTACATACGACTGGCCACAATACCAGAACGTGCCTACCCTGCCACCACCAGCTCCAGTAATCCCAACCCCGACTCCACCAAGCGTAGTTATTAGCTATCGAGTAATCAAAGACGGCAAACAAATTGGTGCTTATACACAAGAGAAGAACGCCTGGAATAAATACAAAGCCGAGGGCGGTAAGATCATTGACCAAAATAATAACGATGTCACCGCTCAACTCGTGGCTAAGTACGACCCACCAGCACCGCCTGAACCAGTACCGCCAGTAGTAGATCAGACACATGACTACGGTCAAGAGACCAACTCACTTGTAAAACAAATATTAGATATTATTAAAAAAATAGCTGTCTGGCTTCATGTGCCAGGAGTAAAGGAGTAAATTATGTTAAATAACGACTCAGCGCGCGGCCGGGGTGTTCGTACCGGTATCCAAGCTGCACTTGCAGCACTTGCTACATTTGTATTAGGTTTATTACTAACCGTCTGGAAAGTTCCGGGCGTTGACACAGCTGTGATCAGCTATGTGCAAGCTCACCTTATTGAAGTGCTACTTGCTATTGGTGTGCCAGCCGGTGTGACTAGTTACATATGGAACTTGATCCGCAAAGACGTACCAAATAAATAATCACCTGGGAGGGTAGAATGAGTAAAGAAACGAGAGAGATAATCGAGACCGAAGTATTAGATGAACCTGATTTTCTAGCAAATGTATGCCCGATTGATCCGGCTGCTCTTGCGGAGTGTCAAGTTTGTCAGTAGAATAAAAAATGCAAGGGGGTTGCAGAAAAGGAGCATGTTGGCGCATCGCTCCTTTTTGTTTTAGGACTATAATAAAAGTAGTAGTACCTTACAAAGGGGGCAGTATGGCAACTGTTCAGAAGTCTATAGTGGTTCAGAAGAAGCGACGTGCTTCTCGCAAGAAGCGCCGCGTTCCTAGCAAGGGCAGACGATGAGAACAAGGCGACGAGTGGAGTGTCCGCTATGCAAAAAGACCGCAGATATAGCATCAATATCCCACTTCTTGTACTGTCACTTCTGCACGGCCAGTGGCTCGTGGTGGTACACAAATGGTCTGCTCTGGTCAAACACGATGGAGGAGGTGACACAAGTTGAACGATGCAGAACGCAAGCTGTTGGAGCTTGAGATACATGGGTTGGATGTTGAACTTGATGTTCGCCGACACCAGCATTACGTCGAGGTTAGTGAAATTGAACGATTGGAGGCTGCACGTGCTCAATTGGTTGCTCGACTGGATGGTCAGCAAAATCTCTTTGGAGATTGATTGGAGGTTGCCACTTACCAGTCCACGCCATGTCAGATGTCCACACAAGGTAGAGCCGAGTAACGCTCTATGGAGGTGATCCGAAAAGCACACGTTACTCAAACCCCTAGTTTCGGCTAGGGGTTTTCACTTATACAAAAGTATATTTTCATGGTCTGGGTTAACCCGGATCATAGATTTATATACAAAAAACCACCTATATTTCAAGATGGTTTAGTGTTCAGGAGGGTGAACAAATACTATAACAGACCTAGCTTGCGTGCGCAAGCCGGCCATGGCGCAAACCCTCGGCGCGCTCGGATCTGTTCAGCTTTTGCTATCTGTTGCTCTCTAGTAGCAAGGTCAGCTCGGCCACCAAACGTGCCTATGTCAAACTGTAGTCCACCGTAGTAACCATTGCCGGTGTTGGCATTCCATCTACCACCGCTCTCACATTGTGCTAAACGATCCCATACTGATCCATCTGAGGGGAGTAAAACTGGCTTTTCTGCCACAGGCTGGGCTTTGGCTTGCTCAGCAATTTGCGCTTGTCTAACGGCTTCTACGCGCGCCTTTTCAATTTCGGCATCTCTAGCAGCTTTAATTGCTTGTGATTTTTTGAGTGGTACAAGAATATCTGTATCAAACGTGCCTATAGTTGGCTTTATCTGTACAGGATTCTGTCCTTTCGTACTAAATACTAATTGATACTTAGTATCTACCTTAGTTGATATTGCTTCTGCCTTTGGTGTTGTTGAGGTACTTGTTACTGATAGAAGTAACACAGGTATTACTAGTAATATACTTTGTAAAATTGTTGCAGCTCCTTTACTTATTAAACTAGGGCTTATTATACATAAGTGTTTTGTGAATGCAAGGCGTAACGCTTGCGCTAATAATTAAAAGGGTTTAAACTAAGCACTAACACACCCTAAACTTCAAATCAAGACTGTGTGTATAAATAAAATGTCTTGAGCCTACGGTGCCGCTCATGTGAGGGTGACGACGATAGGCGAGCTACAATAAGAAAAACACCGGGCTTAAGACCGATGCTTTTCTCAAAATATTAAATTTTGTTGCCCTAAACTTCAGGGTCTAGTTTAGCTTATGCCTAAGTACTTTGTCAAATTAAATCGCTCTTTATTTTCCTACTACCTTGGTTACCACTATGCTTGGGATCTAACGATAGGCTAATAACAGAAAGGCTACAATGAAGAATTGGACAACTACAGAAAATCATCACGCACATATGGCGATGAGAAAAAAACAAAACTTAAGCAAGCCATCAAACGCAGAAGACTGGATGTACGCTTTACTAAAAACGACAGATTATAAATGGTCACGGCAAGCACGCTGGGGTTGGAGACTATTTGATTTTTGGAATCATACGCTTGGCATCGCTATTGAGGTTGATGGACAAGAGCATAATTTTGAAAATGATTTATTGAGGGACAGTATAGAGTGGGATCGTAGCAGGATTATCGTGCTGCGAGTGCCTAATTTCAACGATGCAGTCGCTTCTGATGTTCTGGACTATATCAGTTCATCTAAAAGCTGGAATGAGAGAAGACTTGAGGCAGGTATGGATACTATTAAAACATGAGTATTATGATTCCAACCGAAGCCGAAGAGCAGGCAGTTGTATTGCAGTATTGTGATCTCAAAGGGTACAAGTATTTTCATGTGCCTAATAGCACTTATACTAAAAGCTACAAACAAAAGGCATTTAACTGGGCGCAGGGCGTTCGTAGGGGTGTGCCGGATCTATTTATCATTGTAGGCAAGAAGATGATTGCTATTGAAATGAAGCGCACACGTGGATCAGTCACAAGCCCAGAGCAGAAGCAATGGGTTGATAATCTAAATAGTGCAAACGTTCCGGCTCGGATCTGTAACGGTGCAAAAGAAGCAATAGCGTTCGTAGAGTCCCACATACAATAAAAGTCGCCAATGGCGGAGCTGCACGATCTACCACTGGCGACAGTCTCTCTATTGTAACAGAGTAATTATTTTCTTACAAAAAAGTGTTCGTAAAACGCTTGACATACGTTCGGCATACGCGCTACAATGGTAGTATCATATTAATTAAAGGAGCTGCAAATGAATCCAAAAACATATAGAAAGCTTGAGGGGGTGGTTGGCAAAGAATCTTACCTTGCTGCACTAGCCCGCAAGTCTCTTGTCGAGAAAGGTTACACAGACCTTATGAATGACGAGGTGACTGAGAAAGCCTTAGAAGTTCACGAAGCGCAAATGGAAGCAATGCTTTCATACATGACAAAGTAATATTAAATAAAATACCGGGGGGTATATGGCAAAAAATAACACAGAGATCGTCGCTACACCAGAAGAGGTTGTAACCGTGCCAACGCCACGAGCAAACAGCCTCACACCGGCTGAGCTAAGCGCTCAGCTGAACAGTGACAAAAAGATGCGAACCATCTTAAAAAAGTTCATCAAAGACTCAATGACACCCGGGCTTGATTATGGTCACATAAGTATCAAAGGTGCAAAAACTAAAGATACGCTACTCAAGCCGGGAGCAGAAAAATTTTGTGGGCTATTCAAAATACGCCCTACGTTTAGAAAAGATACAGACACATGGGAGATGCTTGGCAACAAGCCAGGAGTCATCGCTTATATCTGTGAGCTAGTAGATGCTCAAGGTCAGATTATTGGCGAGGGGCGTGGCACATCATCTGTCAAAGCTGATGGTGGTGACTACGATGTGAATAAGGTTGTAAAGATTGCTGAGAAGCGCGCGCAGATTGATGCGGTACTACGCACTGGCGCACTATCTGACTTCTTTACCCAAGACATTGAAGACATGCCAGATGGTGAGAAAAAAGCTTTTGCACCGAAAGGTGGTGTTGAGTATAAGGCTACGCCAAAGCAGAAGAATTTTATTATGATTCTACTTACAAAAAAGCTTAATGTAGATAAGGAAGATGTAGTTCAGGAAATTAAGAGTCGAGGTATAGAAGACCCGGCAGAGATGACTGGTACACAGGCTTCAGATTTAATTGAGAAACTTAATGCTGAAATTGCCGAGCTTGATAAGAAAAAGAAAGCAGATAAGGCAAAGGCAGATGCCGAAGCTCAAGAAGTGCTTGATGAGGCAGAAGTAGTAGAACCAGAAAAACCAACTGTTGACACTCAGTACATCGCTGATGTTGATGCAAAATTCAATGAGCTTGGTATATCAGCTCAAGATAAGATGCATATTTATAAGGATGTAACCGGTAATCCATACTCACCAAAAGAAGATAACCAATGGATAGCAGTCAGCGAACATCTTGACGAGTTAGCCGCTAAGAAAGGCAAAGAATAATGAAGCATACTGAAATCAAAGTAACCAATACCGTATCTGGTGAAGTGACTGACATCTACTTAAACCCAAAAGACCCAGCACAGATAGCTACAGTATTACTTTCTATCAAGCAGTGGGGCGAAGAGATTGCCAAAGCTGAAAAAGAGCTAAAAGCACTAGCTACTAAGGTTATGGAAGAGAACGAGTACAAGCCCATAGTAGTTGAAGCCGGTGAGTACCAGTGGGTACACCGCGCACCTGTCACCAAGAAGTACAGTTTTATCACTGCTCGCCAGTACATCGATGAAGATTTGCTGGTAGCTAGTGGCGCTGTTAACTTGGCCACAGGTGTATTGAAAAAGATCGTTGCTGAGCAAGTAAAAGACGGCACGATAGCGCCTGGCACATGGCAAGCACTCGAGGCATCAGCTGAAGAGAGCTATACAAAACCGTATGTCATGCTCGAGAAAATAAAAAGATAATTAATTAACTACCCAAAGGAGGGTGAAAATAATGGCAACTAAAGTAACACGTAAAATCTATAAGCAAATTAAAACAGAGATTGATACTAGCATGAAGCTTGGTATCATACCAACTCACAAAGATAAGAAGCGATCAAAGAAGCGACTCAAGCAGTATAATAGAATTGCAAGATACTATAATCTGTCGATTAACACAATCAGGGGTATTGGCAAGTCTAAGGGCTATGCTGACTACCACCGCATTATGCGATTCTATAATAATAAATCACAAAAAAGCTTAAAAATTGTTAACTTATCAACCAAACCTGAGAATGTAGAAATACCTCTATTCAGTGACACTGACATGGTTGTTCAAATGCTAAAACGAGATCTACAAACAGCGATTAATGAGATCAGCAACCTACAATCAGAAATGGCAATAATTAAAGCGAAAAAAGGAAGATGGTTCAAAAATGGGCAAACAACTAGCAAGAAGTAAAGGCGTAAAGCGTGCTTACACAATCAAGAAAATGTATTACAGAGACGGTTTGAGCATGCGAGAGATCGCGAAGCACTACGGCATATCATCGTCTACGGTGTGCGCTTACATCCATAAGCAAACTGTGCGCGGCGTAGATGTGACCGATTGGGAGTCAAAGGTATGAAACCAGCATGCTTACCCCCAGACATAAACCCCACGTGTATCGACCCTACACCAGACGGCGTGACGTGCTTTAGTTATTCTCACTGCTTAAACGTGCGCAGCGGTACGTACTATAATAATGCTGACCCCTGTGACCCTAAGAACACAATCACTACCTGCCAATTAGATAATCAGGGGGGTATTATAACCCCAGCACTGCCAAGAGTCGGTGCAAGTATTGACATACTACTACCAATCGTTTGTAGTGTAGTCATAACTAGCACCTGGCTTATTCTAAAAAAACTCAAAAAATCATAATAAAATAACAGAATGTGAGAAAAAATCACATGAGAGGGTGAAAATGGATATAAAATTCAGTGAAACATGTCAAATAACTGGACTTGACACAATATATAAACATTATTTTAATAATAAAAAAGACGGAGTATTCGTTGAGATTGGTGCATTCGATGGTGAAACTCATAGTAATACCTCTGGCCTAGCGGATGCTGGTTGGCAAGGCGTATATATTGAGCCAGTCAAGAAATACGCAGCCCAGTGTCTGGAACGCCATATGCACAATGATGTAGTTGTGTGGTGTTGTGCCGCAGCCGAAAAAGCATCAGTTCAAAGAATAGAGATAGCCGGTGAGTTATCTACCAGTATTGATAACCCGAGAGGGATGTATAAAGCAGCAGGTCTAGCAGACCTCTATGACCATGAGAACAAGCACAAAGTAACCTATGCCGCCGGCATACCCCTAGATGTAATACTCGATGCCTCTGGTATAGAACATGATAATTTCGACCTACTTGTACTAGACTGTGAGGGTATGGAATGGCCGATACTTAAGAGTTATAACATAAACAAGCACTCGCCTGGTATGGTTATCGTTGAAATGCATGAGAAGTCTGAAGAGTGGCAAGCAATTGAGAGCATAAAAGCAGATACTGTAGCTATCAATGAATATATGGATAAGGCTGACTATGTAAAGATCCACAGCGACGAAATTAATACTATATTCGTGAGGCGTGGGTTATGAAAGCAGTAGTAATTACAGTCATGGCAGCGACAGCACTTGCCATAGTAGGCACGTTATGGTTTGTTATTATTGTGGTGTCAAATAAAATTAATAATGATGCGCTTGAGTATTGCTACCGAACGTCTGTGGCTACGCTGCAGGATCAAGGGGTATACAGCGATTGTCTGAGGAGGATGCGATGACTGTAGATGAACTAATCAAACTATGGCGAGAGTATAGAGAAGAAGCACTAAGAGCTGCTGGTACGAGTGATTACGATGGTAAGATGTAAAAAAACCTTTCATTTGATGACTTTATTAACTGGTTAGAAAGGGGAGATAAATGATTACACTTCTATTCGTATTTTTTTTGGTAGGCGTGATAGTTGGCACTCTGGGCGCGGCCGGATACTACGGCAACATGCTAATGACTAAAGATGAGCGCTTAGCGGCTGCGTACAAAGACTACCTGAAACGCCGGGGGATAATAGACAAGCTAGAAAAATAGTATTGCAATATTCATTACGCTCGTGGTTTAATATAATTACTACATAACATAATATCGGGGGATATAATGCAACATCAAGCTCTAGGCCGCTGGGTATTTCTCAAACGCCACCTATTAGAATCAAAGTCAAAGTTTTCTATTGAACAATCAGAAGATGAACTTACCTACTTTGAAGTACAGTCAGTCGGTAATGACGTACTCATATGTAAGCCAGGTGACAAAGTAGTCTTACGTGCTGGTAACTATGAGCCACTACCTAAGCTTGGTGAAGAAGAACAGCTATATGCTGCCTCTGATGATGATATTGCTGGGAGTATACTAAATGTTTAGAGAAACCGCTCAATCAGATGAACTACGACAGAAGATATTGACTGGCATAAAAGAAGTATCAGACATTGTCTCAAAGACTCTTGGCCCGGCTGGGCGCAATGTGGTACTCGATGTGACCCAATTCGATGACCCTGTGATAACTAATGATGGCGTGACCATCGTGCGCGAGTTTAACAGTAATGATAAGTGGAAAAATATTGGTGTGAAGCTTGTACGTGAAGTAGCAGGTCGAACTAATGACCAAGCTGGCGATGGCACTACTACTGCAACAATATTGTTTTACGAGATATGTAAAAGTGTACAGAAAGCTCTTGCTAATGATGCTGACGGCCTGGCTTTACGTAGGGGCGTTGAGTCGGCAACCAGAGAAATCATCAAGCAAGTTGAGAAACAAGCACGCAAGACCGATAAGTTAGAAGACCTATACAATATTGCAACTATATCATCTGGTAGTAAAGAGCTTGGCAAAACGATCTCTGACCTTGTAAGTGACCTTGGTGAAGAAGCACTTATTACTCTTGAAGATAGCATTGATACTGAAACTACATCAGAAAAAACTGAGGGCTTACGGCTTAAAGGTGGCATTATGTCTCAAGTATTCATTACCAACCCAGCTCAACAGCAAGCGGTACTTGATGACACAGCCATACTCGTAACGAACTTAGAGCTTACTACACAAGAAGAGATGGTTCGCATAATGGCAATAGTAGCCGGAGCTGGTAAAAAAGATGCTGTAATA